CGGGGGGCGAGTGTATCATACCAAAATCTACCCTACCCCCAACAGTCCTATGCATATCAATTCGTAATGAATGCTATCCAAAAAAAATTTCCCCTATGCATATGCGATAGAGGGCGAGAACCCCATAACACGCATATACGAATGGGGCTGTCAAGTCGTTCTCTTTAATGGGGCAAATTTGCAAAAAATTTTTTTGTCGGCAAAACTGTTGTTGAGATTTTTTTCTCAGCTATTTTATTTATTCATGCACACATGCACTAATGAAAGGAGTTGTTATGGGCAAGAAAAAATATATTACACATACACCTAACACAAAGAAAGCATTGATTGGTGTTGATGAGAACAATGGTCGGCTTGTGTATGCCGATACGGGACTACCTGTTATCCGTACACAGACAGAGTTCATGACAGAAAGTCAAGACAAAGACCTGTACAAGCACGAGTGTATTGCTTGTGGAGTTCTAACCAACGCAGAGTTTCCTAGATGTTGGGATTGTGTGCAACAAGACAAAGAATTGGAGAACAAGATGAAACGACTAGCTCGGCTATCAAGAGAAGGTATTATCCCAGAAGATGATACCAACGGAGTTAGAGATGCTAGTTATCAATACAACGATAGCGTTACTGTTGTTGTAGATAATTACAAAACTTGCAGTAATTGTTTCATAGTCTTACCGAAGTCTTTCGGTCGTAAAAGACTATGTGAACATTGTAGGAAGTAATTAGCTAGAGTAGTCTAGGACATACCTTATCGTAGTCAGTTTGTAATAAATTCCTTACTACGATACTTGGACTACTCTATGGTAATTATTACAGAGTAGGCGTATTCCTTTCACTAGGGTGCGAAGCTAAATATCGCACTCCCAATATGCGTACTAATAGCCAAGCAACCATGTATGCCTACTCTGTAATAGTTACAAGATACGTTGCTATTGTGTATTTGACGTATTCAAACTACCTCGTACACAACGGCTAATGGATTGTGGTCGTGTTTGACTAGCAACGCCTTGTAACCGAATGGCTATCTACGAGTAGGAAGTCTTTACTACTTGCCCTGTTTTGACTGACTGAAAGTAGGTAGCTTGATATCTATACAGAACTAATGTTCTACCTTAAAAAATAAATGTTATTTAGTCGTGTAGGTATCAAGCTATTTATGAGATAGCAACGAGCACCATATTAAGAGAGAGGAAAATTATGGTATGTGATATGTGTCATCAAGACACTTATACAAAATTATTGATAGAAGCAAATGTAAAATCCTCTGTTTATCACAGAGTATTGTGTCGTACTTGTGGCTATCAAACAGTCAAAAGAATGAATACAAAGAAAGGTGGTGTACATTAATGGCAAATATGCAACCAGCAGATGAAGAAGAATTTGCTGAACATATCAAAGAAGTTGAAAGTCTTGGATTTGATAATCATCATGACTACCGACTTCACAATGGTGTAAGTATATACGCTGCAAACATTGTAGATATCACAAAAGATGGAGAGCCAAAAACTACTCGTATGAGTACGACAGCTTCATCTTATGGTCAAGCCTTTGGCGAATTGTGGGATACAATGTATCAAGTAGGTATTGCTTCTGCACTTAATGGAATATCAGACTTCATTGGAAGTATGATTAAGGACTTAACAATGAAAGGAACTCCCCCTGAAGCTATGCTCGGTGCAACCTTAAGTATGTTGCAAGACAGAGAGTTTCATAAGATGTTCTTTGATGCAGTCAAACAAGGACAACCACAAATGATTGCTATTGGCAATCCAGATTTGGTTAGTTCTATGGTTGCTCAAACAATGGATTCTGATGAAATCAGCGAAGAACTTGACAAGTTCATCAATGATGTAATGAAAGGAGATGAAGAAGAATAATGGAAGTAACTAATCTAGAACACAATGGAGATACATTTTCTGTTGTGGTTGATGATGACTTGTACCTAAGAATAAAACTTGGACTAACTCAAAAGTATCTTACACAAGAACAGTTAGATATTGTTGATGAAAAGACAGGTCGTATGGTACAGAGAATACTCAAAGAGAAAGGAAAATAATGAGATTGAAAGAAGATAAAGAAATCTTTGAATACGAAGATAGTAATCCTAAGAGAATTAACAATGAACTCTCTGTGGATTTTATCTTTCCTATTGATGTAACCAAAGATGAAGCAGTCAAGTTCATTACAGAACAACTAGAAAACTATCCAATGGATTGGACTATTGACATTTGGACAACTCCAAATGACGAGTGAAAACGAGATAGAACTATTTATTCATTGTGGTAAGTGCCTAAAAGAAAAACCAAGTTACCTAACACCAAGAGATTATTCAATGGTGGAAGTTGGTAAGACAAGTATTGGTTTGCAAGTTTGGTGCATAAGACACGAAGAAAACATAGTTCACTTGGACTTTAGAAAGGAAATAGTATGAGATGTAAGAACTGTAATCAAGAAATAAACCGAGCGTCAGTATCAATAGATGATATCTTAGCACACCCAGATATCACTCTAGATGTTGACTATTGGATAAACAGAGAACATAAGAAGGTGTGTAGAAAGGTAACACTATGAACGATACAGAGAAGATTGAAGAATATTCTCAAAGACTAAAGAACTGTGCTATTACTGTTGACATATTGAGATACCTAAATGGTATTGCTATTGATATGGACTACAACAGAAGCATTGAGCCAGAGTTTCTTGATGAAACTATGAAAACAGAACGAGCTATGGAAACTGATATTGTTGCAGACAGTAGGTTTCCCGTTGTTGTTCTAATGGCAGTTCCACATTACTACAAGCGTGGTGAACTAACTGATGTTCACGTTCGTATGGTAATGGAAGTTATTGTGAAAAGTAAAATCGGTAGAGAACTAGACCAAGAGTATGCGACTATTCAAGTTGATGTACCTATGGAAGTGCTAGAACATCTACCAAACATTCCAGAAATTCGTTGGATTGATACAAAAGTCAACCGACAAGATTGGATAAAAGTATGGGAAAATGTAGATAAAGACAAACTCAATCAAGATTTTGTCAAAGAGATTGAAACTTTCCTAGAGATACAAGATGAAAGGAGAGAAGAAGAATGACTGAAAAAGGTTGTTGGGAACAACTAGAAACAGTTATCGGTTACAGCGACAGAATACTTCTGTATGGTGTAGCAGGTACAGGTAAAACATATCAAGCCAATCGCTTTGGTTTGAAGAAAGGACAAGGTACATACAACATTACATTGACAGCAGACAGCACGGCTACTGAATTGATGGGGCATTACATAGCTACTTCTGATGGTGGTTTTCGTTGGAAAGATGGTAATGGTACTCGTGCTTTCAAAGAAGGCTCACGCCTTGTTATCAATGAGATAGACCACGCAGGAGCAGATGTGCAAACATTTCTCCACGCTTTGCTAGATGACAAAGAGTTTGCTGGTTTCAATCTACCAGATGACGAAGGTACTTTTGTAAGACCATTGCCTAGCTTTCAATGTATTGCAACAATGAACGGCTATCCTGATGACTTACCAGAGCCACTTGCAGATAGGTTTCCTATCAAGATTAACATTGATAAGATACACCCTTCTGCGTTGGAAAGTCTAGGTAAAAGACTTAAAGCTATCTACCTAGATACTAATGGTAGAAACTTGTCTATTCGTAAGTGGATTGAGTTGAAGAAACTAATGGATAGTAAAGCAGATGATGTTACAGCAATACAAATATTGTTTCCAGATGAAGATGAACAATATACTGTGCTTTCTGCTCTAAATCTTCAAGATGAACAACTACCAAAAGAAGAAGATGAGTAAGCCAACAAGTCTTTTTCGTGCTAAAAGGAACAGTCAAGTAAGACTTGGATTGCCTTCTGTACTACCAAATGTATCTTTGTTTGCTAACAAAGTTAGAAAATACAAAGTGGTGTACTCAAACACTCCAGAAATAAAAGATGGTACTGACTTTCATAGTATCAATGTTCCTCAATGGATAGCACCAATAAGTGATGTTGATAGACAATACCTTGTTGAAACTGCTGTTCAAAGAGAAAGACTGTTCGCCAATATGAACTTTCGCAGAAAGGATATGAGATTATTGTATTTCGCTCAAATGCTTTGGGCTATGCGTTGGGTTAATTACTCAAGTAAAAAAGTTCTAGAGAAGCTAGGTGGCAGTAGAAGATTTGATGAACTGAAAGAAAAAGTCAATCAATGGAACATTGACAACGGATATGACAATAATGAAGAAGGTCTTAACCAGATGATTATTGATGAAGATATATCTAAAAGTCAAGTTGCCTTTATGGAAAGGTGGCGTAGACACCTTCCATACTATTCAAACATAGGATTGAAGATGGACAAAAGTGATGTAGAGATGAAAATATATCGTCTTGTACAACAACTTTACCAACACAATGACAGTCGTAGATTTGTAAGAGATGTTGTTTATATGTTTGCTTTGCAAAGAGATTTTAGATACGACATAAGTGAACATCAAATCACAAAGATTGTTATGGCTAATGTTCCATTTGATGTACCTATTGATGTACAGAGAGAAGATGTTAGTTATGTAAGAACTCTAATCTTTACTGGATTTGAAAGAGTAAGACAAGCTACAAATCACGCTCAACGATTGTCAATACAAAAAAGTCATTGGCGATATGACCACGAAGAAGAAAATTGGAAAGTAAGAAATTCTAGCTTGACAAAGTCTATGCTTAGGTATCGTATATCCAAGATATACAATTCACTTGATGGACAGTACTATAGTGGCTCTATGCGTGGGCTTCCTACTGAATTGCCAAGTAAATCTTATGTTGCTCCAAAGAGTAAACCAAAAGAAGAAATGACACCAGACGGCTTGACTTTGCCTAAGGAACTAAGTGATGAGCTTAAGAAAGATATTATGGATAGAGCAGACCATAATCACAAGCGACATTTTGTAGACCATAGGACTAATGCAGGTGGTGTTCACGGCATTGGTAACATACATAAGTTCAAGCCTAATGCTAGAGTACATAAAGCCATTAGAGAACTAAGGAAAAGAAATCACGATAGTGGTGTTGTGCCTAAGAATATGCACAGACTTACTACTGACCGAAAGGTATTTCAAAACAGAAAAACTGTTGCAGGTGGTAGTGTGATGATTGACTGTTCTGGAAGTATGGGCTTTAGCTCAACTGATGTTCAAGAAGTTGTGGAGTTACTTCCAGCTAGTTGGATTGCAGGTTATACAGGTTATTCATCTAAGAGAGATGGATTTGATGGCGATATCCGTATCATTGCAGACAATGGTAGGATTGATACAGAAGCTATCAGCGAACTTGCTATGCACGGAAACAACTCTGTTGACTTTGAAGCTCTTAAACTTCTAGCAGAAAAACCAGAGCCAAGACTTTGGGTTAGCGACCAACAAGTCATTGGTGTTGATGACAATGGTTATCCTTGTACATTAGCAACAGACAAACTTAAAGAGATAGAAAGGTTTGTATTATTGAATAATATTATACCTATCAATGATATTGATATGGTGAAGAAGGTAGCTAAACAGCTATCAGTAAAGAAATAATCTAGTCGCTCTCTCTTCTAGAATATTTCTGCCGTGTAAAATAGGCGAGTGTTTCGGCACTCGCCTATTTTTTTTATTTTTTTCTTATGCATATGCATATGCATTTATTTCAAATATCCTTGCAATTAAAACACAATCAAGATATGATTACCTTATGACAGATACAAATAAAGAACAGGTAATTGAAAATCTTATTTCCAATGCTACTCAAAAGACTAGGGGTGGTATGGACACTTGGCTAAATCGTATGCCGAAAGAAGCAATTCCTTTTATAGAAACACTAGCAGACAGGGTTGAAAATCACGGACAAAAGGCTAACGCACGAGTTGTTGCTGAGATACTAGAAGAACAATACGGCTTTACAGTATCACGCAGTAGAGTACGAGTGTGGCTAGTAGATTTAGAGAAACGCTATGCCCAAAAAAATTGACACGGAACTAGCAAAGCTGATAGCTGAAGCTGAAAGCGATAAGATAAAAGATTTAAAAGATACCAATGCAAGATTACTCAAACAGATTGACAAACTCAAAGACAAGAAAGCCGATATGGTAGAAGCCGTATTTTCTGGTGCTAGAGATGGTATGAGAACGCTTGAATTTCCAGATATCACAACTCCCAAACTCCAACACAAACCAAAAACCCAAACTGAAATTTGTGTGCCATTGCTCTCTGATATCCAGCTCGCAAAGAGAACCCCAGACTACGACACTTCTGTTGCAGAGATACGAGTAAGAAGGTATGCAGAAAAGATAGTAAAGCTTACAGAAATACAAAGAGCTACTCACAATGTAAATAAATGTGCAGTACTTGCATTGGGTGACATAGTCGAGGGTGAACTCATATTTCCAGGACAGTCACATTTAATAGACAGTTCTTTGTATAGACAAGTTACTGTTGATGGTCCAAGAATATTACATACATTTCTATCTATCTTGCTAGAAAATTTTAAAGAAGTAGAAGTATATTGGGTTATTGGAAATCATGGAGCTTTAGGTGGTAGGTCTAGAAGAGACTACAATCCTGAGACAAATGCTGACAGAATGTTAGGAAAAATTCTTCAAACAATGTTTGCAGGGGAAAAACGAATCAAGTTTATTATCCCTGAAGGTGTTGACAACCACTGGTATACAGTTGCAAGACTTGGTCCAAAAGCCAAGTTTTTTTGTTTTCATGGAGATAATATTCGTGGAACAATGGGTGTACCTTTTTATGGTTACAACAAAAAAATACTGGGCTGGAAAGCTCTTGCATCACAAGGATTGATGGAAGACTTCACACACGCAGTCTGTGGACACTATCACACACCTACATCTTTGTACATCAATGATGTTCGTGTATGGGTAAATGGTTCTACAGAAAGTTATAACAGTTATGCACAAGAACAGTTAGCAAGTATGGGTAGACCTTCACAATTTTGTTTATTTGTGAAACCTACAAAAGGAGTTACCGCTGAGTATCTTGTGAACTTGGAGGAATAAATGAATGATACAAAAGTAGTTGCTGTTGAATTTGCAGGGGTTGGTAGTATACCTCAGTTTATTGTAAAAATTAATGGCAAGTATGAGTACATACCAGTAAAACTTGGTGTGAATCCTATTGATTCATTACAAGAAGAAGAATAAAAGCTAATACAAAAGGAGAGTGGAATGGCGAAATTCAACTTAGAAGACTATGAATTAGTCGAAGATAGACTAAAAAAATATTGGAAAGAAAATCCTGAAGGACGTATAGAAACAAATGTTGTACACATTACTGATGATGGTTCATGTGTAACCATAAAAGCAGAAGTTATGGACAATGATGGAAGACTTGTGTCTACAGGTATTGCACAAGAGACAAAAGGAGATGGTTTTGCAAACACTACATCTTGGATGGAGAACTGTGAAACATCTGCAATAGGTAGAGCATTAGCTAATTGGAAGTATCAAGGAAGTAAAAAGGCAAGACCGAGCCGTGAAGAGATGGCAAAAGTCGAGAGAAATTCAGTAACGCCAACCACTGATACCAAGAAGAAAGCAGAGGAGTCCGTGGCTGATTCCTCTGCTACTTCTGAAGATGACATAATTGTTGTTACAAAGGGTGCAATGACACCTCAATGTTTATCTTGTGGTAGTGAACTATGGGATAATAGACAAGACAAAGCTAGTGGTAAGGTTAAAAAAACATATCCTGATTGGAAATGTAAAGATAAAAACTGTACAAGAATTTGGTATATAGATAGTTATGCAAATGACAAGAAAGCTCCAGAGCAATGGTATATGCCTGAAATGCCTAAAGCAAGGTCATTAGATGATATTAAAGAAGGAGAAGCTCCGTTTTAATCTAGCAAGAGCCAAGGAAGAAAGGAATAAGACCTTGGCTTTGCTACTAACCTACTTACTAATTTGTTTTTTGGCGTATGTTTTCACAACTGCAAGTGCAGCACCACCACCAGCAAGAGCAGCTAACTGAATAGTTTCAGCTTCTACAC